CCAGCCACTCAAGACTGACAGCAGTGAGCGCACGATCACCGTGGACTCGCACACGATGGCGATGCTCGAGCCCTGGATCCGGCAGGCAGACCCTTACGTCTTCGGCGGTGTTTCGTCTCTTGCCATCTCCACGATCGACAGAGCATTCCGCGAAGGCATCCGGCTGTCCGGTGTCGATCCGATCCGGATCCATGACCTGCGCCACTCGCATGCGTCCTTCCTGCTGAACAATGGCGCGAACATCCTTGCGGTGTCCAAGAGATTGGGACATGCCACTATCACACAGACCTTGGAAACATATGCACATCTGATGCAGGACACGGACGAGAAGATGATGAAAATTATAGAAAACGAGTCCAAATTAAGTCCAAAACAATAAAAAACCGCTTGGTTAAGCGGTTAGAGCAGATGAGGGGAATAGACGGGTACCTGTTTATCCCCTTTTTACATGCTTTAAACCCGCATAAAACCGTTATAGGCTGTTGTGAATTACGCTGGTTTTAAAATTTTTAAGTCCAATTTAAGTCCAAAAAAAGCATTAAAAAATCGCCCCCGGCATGGGCGGCCGAGGGCTGTCAAAAAAGGAGGATATGAGAGAAAAGGAGTGTCAATTAAGAAAACTGTGTTTCTCCATGCACTGCTCATAGCAGTGCTCGATGTTTTTCTTTGCCATTACCGTCTTACCGTTGGCGAAATCCTTGTGCTCGTCACAGTAACGGTTATAGATTTTAATGTCTTCAAGGATGTCATCGAAATACTCTTTTGAGTGGTCGATGCTCCGCAGTAGTTCGTCATTAAACCGGAGGATTCTTCTGCGCGCTGCCTGCGCATCTTTTATGCTCTCTGACTCCCGCATCTGCTGGATCGAGACCTTCAGACCGTCAATGTCTTTCTGCTGTGCATCGTATCCCTTCCGGATCTCTTTGAGACTGTCGGCGAGTTCTTCGTTCGTCACCCGTCTGCGGTTCGTGACCTTGTCGACTATGCTCTTGAGGACCTCCCAGAAGCCAGGGGCGGCGATGGCAGCCAGCAGGATCGCAGTCAGTTGTTCGCTTGTCATCTTAAGCCACTCCCTTCCAGCAGTTTCCGGACGCACTCAAGGCTTTGAATCCTTGCCTTGAGCTGTTCGTTCTGTATTTTCAAATCAACGTTCTCGGCGAGCAGTTTCCTGTTCGCCTCCTTGAGTTCCTCAAGCTTGTCTTCTTCGTGCCGCGTCATTTACTTCTCTGCCTTCTTGAACTGATAGCCGAAGAAGAATGATATGCACATCGTATAGATGTTTACGAAGTCATCCGGCAGGTCCTTGGCATTCACCACAAGGGCGATAAAGGCAGCCGTCAGTGCCAGCGTGATGATAGATTTTACGGACATCAGAGAAGCGATGCGCTGCAGGATGATGTGGTCCTGCGGAGCAGGCTCCGGGTCTTCCCACCCTTCCACAGGGGTCATTTCCGGCTGTTCTACAGGCTTATTTTCTGGCATAGGTTCGTCCTCACTTTCTTCCGGTTCCTCCGGCTGTGGTGCTTCTACGATGTCCTGCGTGGCTTCTGACGGCAGTGTACCGCCGATAAAGGCAATGCATCCGGCTGTGGCTCTGCCGGTGTCTCTCGTGTACTCCACGCGCTTCTCTTTGGTAAGGTAGCGCATCATCTGCGCGCTGCCTCCGCCATCGATGAAAGAGATGCTTTCTAGGGCAGTGCTGCCCATGAAGTCCTGCGCGATTTGATTAGGAGTGAGCTCCTGATCGGACAGGCCAAGCACGTATCTGCCACCCGGTTGCCGGATAACAAAGCAGTAGGTGCTGGCATGATTGCACAGGTCCAGACCCGTGACACGCGCATACTGTACATTCTTCCCTGGCTGATAGATCAGAGTCGGAGAGAAAACATTATGCAGCTCGTTGATCGTCACGCCTGTGCAGTCCGCATGCTCTCCGGTTTCCAGGTCGAAGAACATGGTGCTGTCCTGGTTCGGCAGGTTCTGATACACACCGCACAGCGGTGCGGAGATGTCTCCGTACGTTGTGCCGTATGGATCGGACTGATCGTCCTTCATCTGGAACAGGTTACAGCCTGTTATCTTGGCATACACATATGCATTGGTATCGAGTTCCTGGATGCGTGCGGTCTTGTTGAGTCCCGGAGAGAGCGCCACCGCCTTCAGGTCGCCCTGCCCATAGAGATGGTACAGATGACCGTTGATGGTGGTGTCTGATTCGTAGTCCGGTATGCGCGTTGTCCATATCTTCGGACGGAGCGCGCCCAGCGCATCGGAGAAGTTCGTGGGCTTCAAACAAAAAGAGCGATCGCCGCCCTGATTCTCTCCGAAGCTCTGACCGTTGTACCACATTGCTATGTGGCTGGACGGATGTGACTTACTGTTTCGTGCCCAGATGACCCAGTCACCATTGCGGAACTGTTTCGGGTCTCTGATCTTGTCGAAATATTTTGCCTGCCACTGCAGTGCCTGCTTGTTCGGCAGTCCGTTCGCGTTCAGGCCGGTCCAGTAGCCATCTGCCCAGTTGTTCGGGGTCGGGATGACCGGAATGCCGAGATACTTGCATCCGATCCGGAAGCCGTCCACGCACTGGACACCATAAGCGCCATCATCATCGATAGCCTTGCCGGTGTATTCCTGGACAAATGCCTGAGGAGTTTTATCTGTCATTATTCCGCACCCCTTCCCAGTAAAAAAAACGCGCCTGTGTTTGCGCGTTATGTTTTTATACTTCAGACCACCCGTAGACACCCGGTTCCCAAACGTTCCCGTCAACATCCGAAATCCAGTGCTTTTCCTTGTGGCTGACCTTCGCTCCTTTTGCGTAAGCATCCTGCGCTCCTGTGGGCTGTTTCCATTCGGGGTATTCAATGCTCGGGTCGTCCACTCTGACCCACAGACTCACAGCAACATCCGGTGTCCAATCCGTCTGCGCTGTGTGTGACTGAATGCACTTGTACAGAATATCTTCATAGCGCACCCTGTCTCCGACTGCGTATTCCTTGATTGTCCACTTTGGAAATAATTCGGGAACATCAAGTGCGTCTGTATCCGTCAATTCTGCTGACATGCTTTCAATCTTTTTCCGTAACGCTTTCGCTTTTTCGATAGTAATCATTCGGTATCACCACCTAACAGAATGTTCAGTACTTCAGAATCGGTGGGCAGGTCGGGATAGTGCGAGATTGTTTCCCGCACTTCTTCCCAACGCTTTTCGTATTCCTCTTTCGTTACAACTTCTGCGCCTTCAATCGTGCCGACTGTGGCGATGTAATTCCCGTCAACTTTGTAGTAGTTCATTCTTCAATCGCTCCTCTGATTTGCCAAACACCCGCCCCTGTTTGGGCAACGTTGTTTTGTAAAAAGATTTCCGTAGAATCGCTAAGTGTTGACGGCAATTCGCCGAGTCTAATGCATCGCTTCAGTTCTCGCCATGCTGGGTATCCATCCGAAAGTGTTCCGTATGATTCCCATATAATTTTGCTGTTTGCATCGCTTGAAATAGCGTCAAAACATTGTCCCCACTTGTAGAATTTATGATTTGAATCAAGAAACTCAATCATAGCCTGTGGTTGTGTCGAAGTCTGCCCTGTTTGAAGCAAATAACCGTTTCCTGCCCTCAACCCTGCACTCGTTGCTGTCGCACATTTAATGTTAAGCAGGATATAGCGATATTTGCGGAGCGTCCCAACCGTAATCCCTGTGGGTGTTAATGTCCAACCAGTTGTTTCGCTTGACCATGTTCCCGATGCGAGAACCGTTTCATCGTTTGTCCATGCCGCACTTCCACCGCCACCGCTCGCTGAAATAACGTTGTTCTCGATGGTGATGTTGTCACCCGCTGTGAGCGTGTTCTGTTTCGCGTTGAGTGCATTTTGAAGGTCGGTCTGATTCGCAAGCGTTCCGGTAACGGAACCCCAAGCAACGCCCGTAATGAATCCCGAATCGTTTTGCAAGTCGCTCGTTTTCGTGGGGACGGTGACAGTGACCGCTCCGGTCTGACCGTTGACAGACTGCACAGGCGCACCGCTTGAAGTGATATATCCTGCATCGTTTGTAAAAGCAGACACGTTAGTAGGAACGGTCGGAATCGTAGGCTTATTCATAAGGTCTGCATAAGAACCGCTTGTCGCTACTGTCGCAAGGTCGGCTGTGTTGGCTTTGCCACTCAGTGCCGTTGTAACGACTTTGTTCTGCACGGGATTCGTACTCGTTGTAGACAGTGCGGAATCAACGTCAATATCCGCACCGGAACCGTCCTTGCCATTCGTAACGTTGAACGTTGTGCTTGTGCCGTCAGTAAACGTGATTGTATACGTATCAATCAGACCGCTAGAGCCTGTTTTTGTGATAGATGATATACCGTTACCCGTATCGCCTTTCGCGCCCGTAGCGCCCGTTTCTCCGCGTTCTCCTCGTTCGCCCGTATCGCCTTTGTCGCCACGCGGTATCCCGAGTGTCAGCACACTGTCCGAATAACTTGCGGTCGCGTCTGATCCGGTCGGCAGTGTTTCTGCCACAGCCTGCATACCGGTGACCTTTTCGGTTTCACTCTTGACCGCTTCCACGAACTGGTCGAACTGTGACGGGGTAACCGGTGCGGTTTCGTCTCCGTCTACCTTCGCCGTTGCGTCTATCGTGATTGCATTAAACGGGTATGTGGTGATTCTTGTAAATTCTTCGCCGTCTCTGTACACGGTGCCGGTCAGGTTGACGTTTACCTTGCCGACTGTGGCGAGGACTTCGTGCGGTACCGTGCATGTATTGTTTGCATCCAGCAACGTGACGATGGTGGACCGTCTTCCACTCCAAACGGCTTTCACCACATCGCATTCTGACCATTCTTCGTCAAGGTCAAACGTTGCCGTGATGTAATCGACTGTGTTACTCGACCAATGCAAGGGGCACTGTTCGATTATTGTCTTACTGCGAACCGTAAGCGTTATGTTCTTTTCCATCTCGCTCTCCTTTTTTTATTTGATGCCGTAAATGAACCAAGGAATTAAATTCGTATTCGTGTTTCCGGATGCGTTTACCCGATACGCGTTGTTGAAATGAATGGTAGTGTCATCCGAAACATAAAATTGACGCACAAACGCGTTACCGCTCGCGTTATTCAATCCGATGCTCATTCTTTGCGCTGTGTTACCTGACGGAAACATATATGTACCGCTTGCATTCTTTACCGGAAAAACAACGTAAAACGATGCGGATTCAGAACTCGTATTGTACGAGTATTCAACGCGTATCTTTTGAAAGTTCTGTAAACTCTGCGAAAGTGTAGCATTTAACGATGATCGTGCCGTTGATGGTGAATCATTAGTCCATAAAAGCGTTTCTGTCGGCTCTGTTCCGGTTACGGTTTCCAGCCTGATCCGCTCGTCCGTTGTTACCTGATTGCCATACCGCATTCTAATTCCCATCGCCTAACACCTCGCCACCTTTTGAAACGATCTCATCGAAAAGCGTTTGAATTCCTGTCAGTGTCCGCGTAAGAATATACGTCCCGACCTGTGTGTTCTGATCCGCTTGAATTACCAAATAATCGCCAGCTTCAAGATAGGGCAAACCGATTATTGTTGATTCGACCGGAACAAAAGGCAAATCCGAAATATTCGGAACGAAATATTTTTCAATCGTGTCATTTACGTTTGAAATAGACAATTCCGGATTTTCTGTGTTGAATAAGCGTTTCACCAAATAATTATCTCCGAAATCATATGATGAACCGCCCGCGCCGATATAATACGAACCTTCATTGTTAGTGTCTGCGATTTTATACACCGCCGTTCCGATCTGCTCGACATCGTACTCGTCCCACCACATTTCGGAAATTTCTGATTCAGTGATAGAAACCGGATTTGATTTTGAAAGAGTAAACTCCGTCCGATTTCCAAATCTGTCTATCGTTCCAAATTTTGCTTTTACTTCAAGAAATGCCCCGATTGCAGCGCGTGGAGATAACGCATTCTGATATACTCCGAAATCTACTTTTCTATCTGGGTAAACCCTGTCCGGGTCATAACGCCCGATCACTCTACCTAGCAAAACACTTGTAGAAAGTGACGAATTCAACGTGACGAATGTCCCCGCTAACTGTGACGCGTCTGCCTGATAATAGGATGCGCTTGTTACTGTGTATTCATAATTTATCGGTGTGTATTGTAAATCGGCAATCGTACTACCACTGGCTACATTTTCAACGACTATCCGTCCCGTTGGATTGTCTATCGCACGAAAATGCAATGTAACCTCATCAAAATATCCATTTGTTGCCGACCTGTCTACAAAGAAACCTGTTCCGTTTATTGCTTTTGTCTGTCCATTATTGAATGGTGTTGCTACAAACGGACTTGTCAACTCAATAGGTACATACGCTTGCGGTAATACTTCAACATTTGATATTTTTCCCGGAAACGTCATTGTTAAACTAGGATAAAAAAGATGGGGAAATTTTGCGCGTAATACAGCTTCGTTTGATTCATATGCCTTATTCCCTGCACTATCGTAAGCAATATCAATTCCGTTCGCGTCTAAACATTTCGCAATGTTTATTCCGTTTTGTTCATACTGTGCAAAATCAGTATCTGCAATTATCTCCATAACATCGCCAAAGGGCATGTTCATATATTGATAATAATCGCAATATACGCGCACCAAAATTTGATCGCGATTCGCATTATAAAAATACATTTCATATTGATATGTATTTGTCCCGGTATGTTTTGCGGGCATGTTTATCGGTGTTTTTGTATATAACGAATGATCTAAAAGGAAATCAAAAAATGATGTATCAACCGTCAGCTGGGTATACGGCAAAACACGATTAAAAACATCGTTAATCTGCAATGTTTCATCATACGTTATTCCGTATGCCGTAACCCTTCTGCGGTACATTGCACCGTGCGAACGCGGACAGGACTGCACCACAAACACACCGTAAGGAATGTGATAATATCCGAAACCAATATCCGAATCGGCTTCAAGCACAAGCGTTCCGTCATACGTTCCACTCTGTATGTTGGCAATATCTGACGCGGACAAACTGCTTGTATCAATCTCAATACCGCACTCGATAGTTACCCCGTAAATGTTCGGCATATTGACGCACTCAAATTCGATTTGAGAGCGTTCTGAAAGTCCAAACTGAAAAACATCCTTTGAACAGATGGACTCTGTGAAGCTGACAGACTCGGATATGATGTTTTCATTCGTCAAGTCGGAGTGCTCGCCGTTTGGGAAGTGCACTCGGAAATTTTTAAAAACGCTGTCCGATTTGAACAGCGTCTTGATACTTTCGGGGATATTAAGCATATTTAGATCTCCTCTATGTTAAGGACTACATCCATGCCGTAAGGCGCATATGCGTAGCCTTTCGGACCATACACAACGCTGTTTTCGATCGTGACATATGCAGAGATGGGAGTGAGTTCTGTGGCTGTCGTGCGGTTGTTTACGTGCACGCTGAGCGAATAGATGCCAGTCTGGATCTTCGCAGTCTCAAGATCGGCGAGCAGCTGCACATAGTCCGCCGTATCCAGCACCATGTGCACTGTGCCCACGATCCGCGTCCGGATGACGCTGGTGTGGTTGATATAGTTACCATCCACCCAGGTCTCCGTCACGTTTTCGCTGTTTACCGCATAATCCGGCGACTTGATCCGGCTCGTATAGTCTACGCTTCCGATCTGGAAAATCTTATAGTCTGCCATACTTGCCTCCCTTAGTAATCAAAGCCGGACTTCCCTGTTGAAGTCTTGAAGTTATAGTTCTGCTGTCTGACGACCTTGAAGATCTGACGCGCATCGCCCTGGAGCGTTACGTTTGTGCCGTTCCGTGCAATGACTTCCAGCAGTCCGGCGATCCGGCTCAGGTCATCCGCTCCGGAGTTCTGCCGGATCAGCTTGGCGAGCAGGTCGTTTCCTACCACCGTCTCAGACCCTGAGCCGTCTCCGAAGCCCATCAGTCCGGAAGCTGTAGGCACCACAGTCGGCTGGCTGAACATTACCGCGTTCCGGTACGCTCGTTTATACCAGTCAATGGATATTTTTGGAAGCGAGCCTTTGCCCATGAGTCCCCAGGGCGGTTCTCCTCCGGAGACTTTGAAGTGCGGAAGTTTGATCGGAGGCAGTGACCACGAGAAATTGAAGGCGCTCTTGATCTTCTCGACAGTGTCAGAGATCTTCTGCTTGATATTGTCAAAAGTTTCCTTGATCTTCTCCCAGAGGTCGGAAGCCTTCTGCTTTACCGTGTCCCAGTTCTGATACAGCGTTACACCGGCAGCCACGAGCAGGCCGATGCCTACAACGATGCCGCCGATGGTCGCGATCATCGGAAGCATGGCCACGTTTAGAGCTGCAGCCACCCCTGTTATCGCGGAAATGATGCCGGCGATCGGCGAGATGGCAGCCACAAGCCCCAGCACTGTCAGGATGAAGGTCTGCGTCCCTCCATCAAGACTTGCAAACCACTGCAGCACCTGCGTGGCAATCTCCACAAGCTTCTCAAGCGCCGGCACAAGTGTCTCCGCAAGGGAAGCGCCGGCTTCCAGGAACGCCTGTGCAGTTCTCGCTTTGAGCTGGTCCATTGCATCGTTGAACTGATTGGCTGCGTCAACACTGTCCTGAGACAGGATCAGGCCGAGGTCTTCCGCCTCCTGTCCGTATTCCTGCAGTGCCGCACCGCCATCGTCCACGATTCCGGCCATGTCCATGGCAGACTTGCCGAACAGTTCCATGCTGAGCGCATCGCGCTCTGTCTCGTTCTTGATCTGACTGAGTGCTGCCAGCGAGTCATACCACACAGCTGTGGCGCTCCGCATCGATCCGTCCGCGTTTGTGATCGAAACGCCGAGCGTCTCAAACACATCGCTTCCAGAAGACATGTTCTTCGTCAGCTTCTGCACCGAGCCGGTCATCGTGTCCATGCTGACATCAACGAGGTCGGAAGCGTACTGCATCTTCTGCAGTTCTTCGACCGTGAAGCCGGTCTGCTTGCTGAGCGTGTTCAGATCGTCCGCTGACTGCGCTGCCTTGTATGCGTTGCCAAGCAGGGCAGCACCTACTCCTGCGGCTGCAGCTGACAGGCCTCTGGTCTTATCCGCCACCTGGCCGGAGATGTCGCTGACCTTCTGCAGTTCAGGCGGGAGCAGTTTTATCTGTGACTGATAATTTTTGAGCTCCTGCTCTGTGGCGATGATCTCACGCTTCAGGGCATTCTGCTGCTCGATCGCCCGCGGATCAGTAGAACCTTCTGCCTGCAGCTGTTTCAGGGCTTCCTTCTCAGTTGCAAGCTTATCTTTGACATCTTTAGCCGCCTTGCTGAGCAGTTCCTGCTTTTGACGGAGGAGTTCCGTGTTGTGCGGGTCCATCTTCAGCAACTTGTTGACATCTTTCAGCTGTGCCTGTGTATTTTTAAGAGAACTGTCTACATTTTTAAGGGCATCCTGTAGGCCAGTGGTATCGCCATCGATTTCGACTGTGATGCCTTTTACTCTTCCGCTTGCCATGTGCTCCTCCTTTTAGAATCGGTCCATATCTTCCTGCGTTGCGATGACCGGCCACTCGATCGAGTCGTTGCCCTTCTCTGTGAGCATGTCGAAGACCATGCCCATGTCCAGCGCATCCAGGTCGGACATCCTGAGCCCCAGCTCAGTGCACCGCAGAAGAAATAACGCGGTCGTAAATGGCCGCGTTGTCTGTCTTATTTTTTTTTACTTTTTGATAGAGGCTCCTGACTTGCACCCCATAGCGCAAGAATGGCGCCTGTCGCTCCCGGAAAAATGTCATACGGCTCGAACTCATCAAGCCAGTCTACATACTCCGCGATGTCCGGATCGGCCTGCTTTGCCATGACATAGGCGAGCTTCTGCACGATTTCCGAGTCAAACTTATCAAAATCTACCGCACCACTCTGTGATGCGGTAGAAATTGAAAGCAAATCTTTGAAGAGATCTCTGCCGGTAAATTCTCTATACCGCAGAGGAGTGGAAGCGGTAGCCTTGAAGGGGACTTCCTTACCGCCGACTGTAATGGTCTTTTTCATATATACCTCCCTGTTTTTTAGTTAAGCTGTCGGTTCCTGGACAGCAGTGAACCATGTCTGATAAGCACTGTCAGCACCATCATCAAACGGGCATTCTGCCTTTACCACCTTGTCAGTGATGCGCGGCATCGCTGTGATGGTGATGGTCTGCTCGTTCGGTTCGATGGTGTCCTCGACTGTGGAGCTGGATACTTCCGGACGGGATGCGGTGCATCTGTACATGCAGTGCCGGATGGCATTCTCATCGCCCTGGAACTGGAAGAGCAGCGCGAACTCTTTCGGAGTCGCGTCAGACTTCTCTACGAAGAAGCCCTTCGCATCGTCTACCTGTCCGAGCACGTCAGTCTTGAAGCTGTCCGGAAGCAGAGCCACAACGAGGTCGCCCTCATATCCGTTATTTGCGTTGGTTGCGAAATAGGTGACATTGTCAGCATGCCATGCAGTGGAGTCTCCGGAGCTTGACAGCGTGATCGAACGAGCGCCCGGAATGGGTACCGGTGTGCTGTAGGTCAGTGCGCCACCCGTTCCAGCGGTAGCAACTGCATAGTATACATTCTCGATACCATAAAATACTTTATTAGCCATTGATAGCTACCTCCAAAGTGTAAAGTGTTTCCTGCAATGAATCGGCGCTGACATAGTCGCTCGTTTTGCGGTACGGTGTGAAGTACTGCTTCAGCACATTCTCGACACCTCGCTCCACTGCAACGCTGCGGCGCTTTGTGTAGAGACCGACCTGCAGGGTGACGATCTCCGAATAGTTTGTGTTGTCTGCGATGAAATCATCGTTGTCGGGGTAAGTAAAAACGATATAGGGAAGCGGCGGGATGTCTCCGTTCTCCCAGAACTCATACGTGACAGGCAGGCCTGTCTCTTTGAGCGCGTCATACACTTCGCTGTATCTCATAATTTCTCGAGCCTTTTAGTGAGTTCTGACTCCAGCCATGCAAACGTGTACTCCTCGACCTCTGCGATCCGTCCGTCACCTTTCCAGGAGCCTGTGGTCCCGTACTGGTTCCGAAACGGATGGTCATTTTCGAGCAGGTGCGCCACGCGGTAGTGCTTCCGGTTGTAGACGATGTAAGTCGAACTATAACCACGTACACGCTCCGCCTTGCTTGCCCAGTCTTTTGCATACATTCCTGTACGCTTCCGGGAGTCCTGCCGGAGTCCCTTCACAGCCTGGTCAGCGGCTTCCGGAAGAAGTTCACGGAGCGCATCGTTAGCGTCATAACCGTATTCCCTCAGAAGCTCCTTCGTGACCGCGCCGAAGTTCATAACTCCGACCCTGCGGCTTGCATGGCTAGCCATTTCCCTCTCTCCTTTCGGTATAGAGCTCTATGGTGTCGTTTCTGCCCTGATAGGTGCGGTAAACCGTGTAACGGATGCCGTTATACTCCACAATCCTTTCACCGCTGTAATCGCCGAAAAAGACCGTGAACTCGAGTTCTGGGTTCAGACCGTTACGGCCGCCCTCGAAGAACTCCGCCC